GATATATCATCTGTATGGCTCCATTGTTAATTTGAATTATGAAACCGCCAGCATCGTTATCAACAGTCCCAAGTACGGTAATAGGATTAATTTCTGCATCACCATCTTCATCTTTAATGATTAACATTCTACCAGAATTGGCAGAAACTGGTAATGTTATTGTAACTGGACCAGCATAATTAACACCGATGTAGTAATCATTATCATCTACTGTATATGTCGGTGTTGTAACTTCAGTTGTATTATATACAACCTCGTATGGATTAATTTCATCAAATACAAACTTCTTATCTGCTTCTGAGTATTTTAACCAACGACCATCGGCAATAGTATCTCGTTTAACATCATCTAGATAACGGAGATTAACTTCACCAGATCCTGGACCAGCATTTTGTATCTTACGAATCCATTGTTCAAGGAATTTAATTTTGTCATTGACTGTTTTAAATTCTTTGGTGAGTGGATCTATTTCTGGTTGTTTTGGTAAAAAAGAACCAAGATACTTTTCTACTTCTGATTTAGTTTCAGGTGTTTGTAGTTCTGGTGTAACTAAACCAATCGGAGTTGGAACTGGAACTACTTCATTAATAATTTCTTCTATGACTAATTGTGGATGTTCTTCAATTAACTCTATTTTCTTTTTCTTTAACTCTGCTAATTCAGTGAACAAAGAACTTAAATCTGATTGAACATTCTCTTGAATCTGCTTTTCTATCTTTTTATTCTTTTGAATGTTGGGATCTTCTGCTTTAATTGCAGACATTTGAGAAAAGAACCCACCAAGATCTTCCTTAATGTTTTGTTTAATTTCTTTAGTCTTAACAGCAACAGGGTCTTTCTTTTTACCCTCTGCCATTAATTTAAGGAAGTCATTTAATTCACTCATGCTGCTGCTAGTAGTGCCTCTGCTGCAGCAACAATCCATCGACATGCGATTTCATCTGATGCTAATTCTTGTTGTGCACGAATGCTGGCGATTTCTTGTAGTAAAAATTCGTATTCTTCTTTTGTTAGTTGTCCTTGTTCATAGTTCTCACGAATGACCAACAATTCATTTGCTAATACTGCAGCTGGACCACCAAGTCCTGCTTGCTCTCTTAAAGAATTCATTATGCTCATTTTCTTCCTCTCCATGCATCGATGGCAACATCGACTCTTGTTCTATTAAGTTTTAGGATACTTTCACAAAATGTTTGACTCTTACTGTCATACGCTTTCACAACTGCATCTTGTAAACTTTTTAATGCTGGTGCTTGTGGATCACCTCTTAAGTCAGAATAAACTTTGACAGTTTCAATTTTATCCATGACAGGTTTCCAATCTTGTTTTGCATCACAGCTAACTTTACTCAGTCCAACTTTTACATCAACCAAATATCCAAACATAACTGGATCGTGTGGTTTAGGGAAAATAAAAGCACAACCTGATAAAGCAAATGCTAGAACTACAATAAGTTTTTTCATCGTTGCCATCCTTTAATAATATCAGCAGAGAAATTAGATTTACTAAACTCTAAACGATCTACAATCTTAACTGCTCCACCAGTTAGGTGATCAATCGCAACAAATCCTTCAACACCAGTCACTTTATAACCATTGGTAGTTTTAAGGAATGTATTGATATGTCCTGCTTCATTCATTTTTGTTACAATCATTAGTTTTGCTGTAGCAAGTAGATTTACTAAATCAAAAATCTTAACGATATCTGCTTTGTCATGAGTAGCAAAGAAAGATAAAACTGCCTTTCGTTTTTCTTCTTTACCTGCTTTACCCTTTTCTGTTTTTAATTTATCAATCTCACCTTGATACTTATCGTGGATATAATTAAACAAACCAACAACATGAGCATGAGTGTCGGTGATTTGTTCACCAGCACGAACTTTTGAATTGTTGTAAGTATTGACAGCCATGTTAAGATCTTCATTGTCTTTAATGGCATTGAGAGTTGCTGCAGGAATAGAACTAAACAGCGAACCTGCCTTTGATAGAATTGCGGTTAATTCTTTTGTCTGTTCTTGAGTAAATGTGGCAGTGCCAGAATAGTCTTTGTAGTTTGCATCATCCATCCAGACAGAAGCAGATGGAGTCATCTTTGATACAATTGATTTACCAAACGATGCAGTCATTGACTCAAATGTAGATCCAGTGTATGTTGTATGCCACACAACACCAATCTTTGCTTTCATAATCTTGTTGGCTAATTCTGTACCAACAGGAACAGCATACACGATAGTATTTGGGTGAAAGGTAACATACTTTTGTCCGTCAATAGTGACAATCTTTTTATCATCAGTGAACATAAGATCACCTTGATAAACTCCAGACTTAATTCCTAGTTTTTTAAACTCAGCAAGAGCCACTTTTAACTTTGCAGCAAGATCTCCAGTAGTATCGGCATCAATCTGTGCATTTGTTTTATAGACTATTGGATTCTTGTTGAACACACCTTTTTTAGCAACAAAGAACTTCTTGTCTGTTGGATCGATACCAGCGAATACTGCTGGTGCACCATCCCATTTAACAGTGGCAGTGACTTTAGTTTTTGAGTTACCAGCGAGCATATCACGGAGATCTTGAAGAAACTTAATTGCTTGGCGAGTGCCATCAACACCACCATCGAATACAAGATCTTCCACATGAGTCATGTGAGTGTTCTTTTGTTCAACGATATAATTCTTTAGTGTTTTCATTTAATAACTTTTACAGATCCATCTGGGTTTGCGAAGAATGCTTCGAACTTAATATTCTTAAACTCTGTTCTTAATTTTAAGAACTCTCGTAGATTACTCATTGAGTCATCAAACAATCTAACTTTACCGTATTGATTGCTTTGTAGATATTTTCTAACGATGACTACTTTCTTAACAGCTGGTATTTCATTTCCAACCAATTCACCTGCTCTTTCAACACGAACTTTGTCAATGTTGAAACCATACTTACGGAATGTTGATAGAAATTTATCTCTATCATCAAAGTTAGCACGAGCAGTAATAATGATAACTTTACTTAATGGATTTTTTACAGAGTTAGCCAAGATCGCTTTGGCTTTTGCTAGCATTCTACCAATTGGTTTACTTTCATGATAGAATTTATGGGCATCTTTAAACTCAGAGAAGTCAAATGACTCTCCGTCACCTAACTTGTAATTGTTAAACTCTTGATTAGTGAGTTTAGCGATTGTCTTGCCATCTTTGACGACTGCGATTTGAGCAGTGGTGTGGAACAGAGTGTCATCGATATCGAATATCGTTAGACTCCCAGTCGGTTCTACTGCCGATTCTTCTATGTATTCTCTAAACCTTTTCATACTTCTATTATACCGCAAGTTGCAATTAAAGACAACACCTTTCTATAATAACCCTACAGAGTTGAGGGGATTATTTTAACCCAAAAGTACCTACTAGACTCTTGTGTGGACCACTCGAACTCTTAACAGTGAATGTAGCGACTCGACCGATCTTACCAGTCTGTTTATGTGTTCCACGAATAACTGCAGTGCTTCCCTGATGAACCACATGTAGATTATCATAATTGTTTAAATGGTCATCAGCAATACTATGAGATGGTTTTAACACAGACTCTGCTGAACCATCATCTTTAACTTTAGAGTGAGCAACTGTATGAGGAATATGAGTTGGTGCTGATACATGCTGGCGAACAACTTCTCTTAGTTTAGAATCATCATGTTTTGCTAGACCTTCTGCAAAATGTTTTGCGACTGCTTGTTTTGATTCTAATGAAGATGCTTCTGCTTGTGCGGCACGAGCAGATGCTTGATGTGCAAACACTTCTGGATGTTTATGAGAGTCGTGTGCTTCAATAAACTTTGTTAAATGCTCGTGCATTATTAGATTCTTTTTGTTTAAAGTTTTACCTGCATTCTTTAAAGATTCTAGACGAGCATGTTCTGCTTTTGCTTTCTCAATACCCATTTTATCAATCTTGTATTGAATGTTTCTTTGATCAGCAGAGCCATTATATCCAAGTTTTTCCATGCTATCATGATGTGTATCTGTTAAACGCTTTAGTGAGCCACCAGAAATACCAGCAGTTTTCTCCATAGAGTCTAATCCTGGATTGCGATAGTTCGGTTCATTAGAACCATACTTAGCAGAAACACCATGATGCCCTACAACTTTACCATCTTTATGTAATGTTAAAATTAAATCAGCATTTGAATTTACATCTTTAACACCAGTAGTTTTCTCATGATCTCCAGCTTTGTTTGCTTTATCTGGATTAGAAGTCCAATGAACATTACCAACAGTAACACCTTTACCCAAATGTTTTTGTTCGTGTAAATGTTTTACTAATTCAGCTGCAGTTTGTTTAGCATGAGAATCAATTTCATTGTATGCTGCATCACCAATCTTTTTCTTTAAACGATCGTGAACTTGAACAGGTGTTCCAGCATGTTCTTCATTTTCTGATTCAGAACGATGATGGTCAGGTAGTCTGTTTTCTGGATGAAGATATTTTGATAGAAGAAGTTCGTGTAGTTTACCTTTATCATCAGACTCAACATCAGCCGATAATGCACGCTCTATGATTAATTGTTTTTCTTCTTTAAGAAATGATTTGAATTTTAACATTACGCAAATGCCTCGATTAAATGTTTATTGTGCTCTGTCTGATATGC